GAATTATCTTACAACAAACGGCGCGGGGCAAATAGCGTGGACGGCGAACACCGTACCAACATCAGAGTCTAACGCGGCAAATTCAGCCACGGCTTCTGCTAGTTCAGCCACGGCTTCCGCAAGCTCCGCCACTTCTTCAGCTTCAAGTGCTACTTCGGCCCAGTCTGCACAGACTTCATGCGAGGCTGTGCTTGATACCTTTGATGATAAATTCCTTGGTAGTAAAAATTCTGTACCAAGCGTTGACAACGATTCCAACATATTGACTGATGGCGCACTTTATTTTTTGACCACTACGAATAGAATGTTTGTCTACGATTTAGCGACCACGACTTGGCTTCAACTTTCGCCGTCTGCTTCGGACCAAGCGAATATAAATATTGTTGCGGGTGATGTAGTTTTTACGGAGGACTTAGGTTCTATTGCGGATACGCCCACAACTTCAAACGGCAGTGGGCATATCGCAACGGTTGCCAACGCGATTGCAGATGTTAATCGTTACGCAACTGAGTACACGATTGCGTCTTCTGCCCCCGGATCTCCGTCAGAAGGGGATTTGTGGTACGACAGCGCAAATAATTCACTAAATTATCATACGGGTTCTGCCTTCTTGCCAATTGTTCCGGGGGTAGCGTATTTAGAAACGGACACTTCGCCGCAGTTAGCAGGGACGTTAGACGGGCAGGATAATAACTTTACAAATTGCGGCACGGTCAGTGGTGCGAACTTACAAATGGATTTCGGGAGTATTGTCTAATGGCTAAAAAATTACAGCTTCGTGGGGGAACAACATCACAACATACTTCCTTCACGGGTGCGCTCAGAGAAGTAACAGTGGACACAGATAAAAATGTTGTGGTTGTACATAACGGTTCGACAGCGGGTGGTTTCCCCGCCGCGACTGGGGATTTGCTGGCTTCCAATAATCTCTCGGAAGTAACAGCGGCAACTGCTTTTACAACTATCAAGCAAGCCGCAACTGCAACTGCAACTGGAGTTGTGGAGTTGGCAACAGACGCGGAAACTTCGACAGGCACTGACACTGGTAGGGCTGTTACCCCGGCAGGGTTAGCTTCTCTGATTGGCTCAGATATTCAAGCCTATAACTCTACATATGTGGTCGATGCCGATATTGGCAGTAGTGTTCAGGCTTACGATGCTGATACCTTGAAAGCAGATACTGCTGACACCCTGACTGCTGGGTATGCTTGCACTGTACATGATGCCGGGACTAAAGCATCAGGCACTTATACACCTGATGAAGCTGATGGGAATATGCAGAAATTCATAAATGGCGGGGCGCATACTCTTGCTCCTCCTGCTAATGATTGTACTTTAGTGCTTCAACAAACAAATAATGCAAGTGCGGGTACTATAACAACATCTGGGTTCACGCTAGTAGATGGAGACTCCCTCACTAGCACAAATGGACACGATTTCTTCCTTTATATTACGAATAGCGACAGCTTCTCATCTCTAACTGTGAAGGCACTACAATGATATTACCTATCGTGCATGGGCAGGTTCTTGCTGGCGGTGACATAACAACCAGTGAGGGCGGGGCAATTGTTGAGGCGGGTGGTTACCGTACACATACCTTTACCTCATCAGGTACGTTCACAGCTAGCGGAAATGGCGTTGCTGATTATCTTGTTGTGGCGGGCGGCGGCGGGGGCGCGGGCCGATATATGGGCGGCGGCGGGGGCGCGGGGGGCTATCAAGCAATCAGTGGCGGTTCGGTGTCGTCAGGTGCAAATGTTATAACCGTTGGAGGCCTCGGTGCAGGTGGGGCAGCATATAATCTTGGGGGGAGTGGCTACCCTAGTAGCGCATTTGGAACTACATCGCTAGGCGGTGGTGGGGGCGGAAATTCCTATGGTACTGGACTTGTTGGTGGTTCGGGGGGTGGCAATTCCGGCTATAACAATAGTGCTACATATGGTGCTGGAACGGCAGGTCAGGGTAATCGAGGGGGAGGTGGGGCGTTATACGGCTCAGGCGGCGGCGGGGGGTCAAACACAGCGGGCGGTCATGGAACAACTGCAAATGGCGGTGTTGGTGGGAATGGAACAGCTTGGGTTAATGGCACTCTATATAGTGCCGGCGGCGGAGGGGCGGCATATCAAGGGAGTGCGGGGGCTGGCGGAAGCGGCATTGGTGGAAATGGTGCGCCATACACTGGTTCTCCTACTACGGGTGATACGAATACTGGCTCAGGCGGGGGCGGGGCCAACGGATACGGCTCTGCCACAGCTGGTGCATCAGGTGGGACGGGTATTGTAATTATCAGGTATGCAGTTTAAAACAAGGGGATGAGAGATGGGTTACTTTGCAGAGATTAATTCAGACAGTATCGTACAGCGAGTAATAGTGGCAGATCAGGCTTTTATAGATAGCGGTGTAGTTGGCGAAAGTTCTAGCTGGGTAGAAACGAGTGAGGACAGCAACTTACGCAAGAACTACGCTGGGATTGGTTATACATATGACACAGCTAGAGATGCGTTTATCGCTCCCCAGCCTTTCCCTAGTTGGGCATTTTCCGAAGAGACCTGCCAGTGGGTTTGCCCAGTAGCTCACCCAGCAGACGGTAAAGGGCCATATATGTGGGATGATGATGTGTCGAACTGGGTAAAGATTTAGCATGGATAACTCTGCTCTTCTTTCAGGTTTGCCCAGAAGCGGGATCACGTTATTAGCTTCTATGTTAAATAAAGATGACAATATTTATGTCACAACCTCATCACCCTTTGTAGAAATCCTATGGCGCAACTTTACTTTATGGGATGACCCCAGTTACAGCGGTGATTGTGACACAGAAAATATACGGCAAGCGAAGTTACCGTTCCTGCGAGGGCTGACAGAGGCATACTTTACTCAACTTACAGATAAACCAATTGTAATTGACAAACGCAGATCATGGCAGTCTGCTTACAACATCGAAATGTACCGAGATGTTTATGGGAATTTTCCTAAGATCATATGTCCCGTAAGAAGCGTGACTGAAATTATCACATCGTACAAAGTACTGTACAAAGCTAACGGAACAGAATGGAACTATGAACGCCTGAAATCAAATATGTTTGAGAGTAGTTATTCTGACTTTGCCACGGGTTATGAAAAATACCCTGAGTGTTTTTTACTTGTTGAATACGATGATTTAGTAGACAAACCCCATGAGACCTTATCGGGTGTATACGATTTTATCGGGGCTGATATGCCTGAACAGAATTTCGATTTAGTTGAGGCTTCAGAGGATGAGGGGAATCATGGCATACATGGCTTACATACTTTGAGAACTACGCTATCTAAAGATACTGCGATCCCGCAGGAAGTTTTGACTGAAGAAGAGTTTGAAAAGTTTTCCACTTGGGATTTTTGGAGGACACCACTAACTGGATTGGATTAACATAATGATAAGAGCATTTATTTTAATACTTTGTATGTCACATATTAGTTGCTCTGGCCTCGCTTCATTTGCGATCTCTGCGGGTGGAAATGTTGCAGGAGATTTTATTGGCAAGAAGATAGCCGCTAGTGATGAGTGTAGTGAAGAGTCTGATGATTAGATTTTACATTATGCTATCCATCATTCTGGGCAGCCTTGGATTCGGGACTTATTATTTACTGGTCACTTTGAATAAAAGCCTTTACCAGTAAAATTATATGGAAACAATACTGGGCAATTTGTGGGTTCTGTTTATCGCGATAGGATCGTGGATGGTCAACCGTCTGACTGCTAAGATTGACGATTTGGAGAAGGGGAAGGCCAGTGGAGATGATCTGAATGGCGTGAGGAAAGGGCTTAGTGAACTCGACAAGCGGCTTGACGCAATAGATCACTCAACGCAGCTTCGGCTAGTGCCAAGATCAGAATACAAATCCGATATAGGACTGCTACACCAAAGGTGCAACGATTTATCTGAACGGCTTTGCCAGAAGGAAGACCGCATAAAAACAATAAGAGTTAACGAAAATAAAGAGAAAACTAAATAATATGTTCAAACTTGAAGAGCTGACGTTGGGCTTAACTGGCGTACTGGCGGCGGTATCAGGGTGGGTGGTTAAAACAATGCACCAGTCAAACGAGAAGTCTGAGGCTAGACTCTCGACACTGGAGAAGAGCTTGGTGAATAGACCATTTTTAGAATCACAATTGGCTCCCATCAGATCGGATTTGAATTTAATTTTATCCCACCTTCTTGAACACAGAAAAACGGAGAAAAAAAATGTTCATAAATGACGTTGGCTCTATTGGACTAATCTCCGATAAACCCCCACACTCACTCCCGCTCAACGCTTGGTCCGATGGGAAGAATGTGAGATTTTTTGAAGGTGGAGTGGAGAAGGTAACGGGTCACAGGTCAGCGATTGGTACACCTTCGGTCAGCCCATATTTTCTTTTGCCCGTCCGAAGTGGCAACGAAGCCCTGTGGGTTTACTGCGGGAATAACGCAATCTATGCAACCGCTGGCGGGACTGGCGGATCGCACAAAAATATCACGCGATCATCAGGGGCTTATTCTGCAAGCACAACGGCGCAAACATGGACCGGGCTTGTCTTTGGCGGCATCCCTGTAATAAATAACGGCGTTGATGTCCCACAAATGTGGAACCCCGTTAATTTTTCGTCACCACAATTACTGCAAGACCTTTCCAACTGGCCTTCGACACTGCGCTGTAAAAGCATCTCTGGTTTTAAGCAATTCCTTATAGCGATGAATGTTACGGATAACGGCACAAACTATCCGAGGGAGATCAGGTGGAGTCACGCCAGCAGTCACAATGCAGTTCCTTCAAGCTGGGATTATGCTGACGCGACTTTAGACGCGGGTGCGTATGAACTTGCGGATTCACCCGGTCCTATCTTGCTTGGCAGACAATTGCGTGACAGCTTTCTGATTTATAAAAACGACTCAATTTGGGGAATGAATTATATTGGTGCGCCTTATATATTCAGGTTTTATGAGGTGTCAAAACAGTATGGAGCTTTGTCCCGGCATAGCGTAATGGAAGTTGAAGGTGGACACATCGTTTTAGCAAACGGGGATCTGCTCCTTTGCGATGGACAGTCTGTGAAAAGTCTGATGACCTCAAAGATGCGGCGGTATCTTTTCGATTCTATCGACCCAGATAATTACGGGAATTCCTTTCTCGCTCTTAACCAGTCTAAAAATGAAATCTGGATTTGCTACCCCACAAACGGCGCGGTATGGCCTGACCGAGCAGTGATTTGGAATTACAAAGAAAATACATTCGGAGTGAGAGACTTGCCGACAGGAACGACATTCGGAACCAACGCTGTGGTGAATCCGTCCGACACATTGACATGGTCTGTTACTGACACATGGGACGAGGCAATAGACGAAGGGTGGGATTCTAGAGTATACAACCCAAGTCAAACCCGGCTGGTGTTGTCTAATGTGACATCAACCAAATTATTCCTGTGCGACACAACAAACCGATTTGATTCTAGTAATGCCATTTCATACATCGAGCGAACCGGGTTGCACTTTGACGCACCTAACATCATCAAGTTGGTGACTCGCGTTCACTTGAACTTCGAGAAGTATGGTACTGGTACGGTTGAGGTTTTGGTCGGCAGTCATTCTGCTCCAGAAGGCGCGGTTGAATGGTCAAGCCCCACAACGGTTGACCCTACAACTTCAGTCGGGAGCAAAGTCGATGTGACGGTGTCAGGGAAGTACCTTGCCATCCGAGTCCAATCTAGCACCAATGTTGGCTGGAAACTTCACAGCTATGATATGCAAATAACCGAGATGGGAACTGACTGATGGTTGATTTCTCAAAAGCGCAACAGAACAGATATTTCCCGAAGCGTACTCCATCCGAATATTCGCAGGGCTACATTCAAGACGAACTTGGGTATATATCATCTGCAATCGAGCAGCAGGCTTTGGGTTTTATTGATGTTGTGAATGTCGCACCAGTCAGACCGAGGCAGGGAATGATCCGTTATGCAGACGGTACAAACTGGAATCCCGGTGGGGGTGAAGGAATTTATTATTTTAACGCGGCGGGGTCATGGGTCAAACTTTAGAAAAACAAAATGTTAATGTCAGCGGCGTACCGCAGGAAGCAATAGACGGTATGTGGCCTTTGGTAGTAGATCATATTTTAGTTGGGTTAGATCACGGTCATGGGGAGCTAGATGTCGAAGATGTATACAGGGGTTTGAAGAGTAGAGATATGCAATTGTGGACCGCTTTCCAGACTGACGGGGAATGTGTGGCAAGTCTTGTCACTGAGATTTTCCATTTTGGTAGTAAGAAAGTAATGCGCTTGATTGTCTTGGGTGGGGGCCATATGGCTGACTGGCTCGACTTCCTTGATACACTGAAAGAGTGGGCGAAGGAAAATGAGTGCGACAGAATAGAAGCGTATTGCAGAGATGGAATGATGCGGCGGCTGGAACATTACGGATATAAAAAACTATATAACTTGTGCGGAGTTGAGCTATGAGACTTGAGAAAATAAACGAACTTGAAGACAAATACTTTACAGACCAGCTCTTCCGAAACGCAGTTTTTAAGGGCGGCGGCGGTGGAGGTCAGAATACGGCTACACAAACTGTAGAAAAGGCAGACCCGTGGGCAGGGCAACAGCCTTTCCTGACAGATGTTTTTGCACAAGCACAGGACCGATATAACGAGGATGGCCCCGGCTTTTTCCCCGATAGCACAATATCAGGATTCAACCCCTTAGAAACAAGTTATCAGAATTCAGTTGTGGATTACGCCCAAGGCGGTAGACCTCAAGCATTGCAAGCTGGCGCAGAAAACGCAATCAACAATGAGTTATTTAACCCCGCCGGGAACTCAACTTTCCAAGCCACAAGAGGACTTGCCCCTTACGCAACATCAGGTATGAACAGGGCCAGCGGGTTCACTGGTGAGCAAGCTTTGGATGATACCAACGCTAGTCCGATTATGAAGCAGATGTTGTCGGGGAGTGTGGACCAGAATCCTTTTATCCAAGGGGCCGTGAATAACTTTGCTACGGACGCAGTGAGCAACTTTCAACAACAAGTTATGCCAGCTTTAAGATCGAGCCAAATAGCATACCAACCGGGTGGATCGAGCCGGGGTGACATAGCTTCTGGACTAGCGGCAGGAACGGTGGGCAGGAGTATAGCCGACTTCTCCAACCGGGCTTATATGGACGCATTTAATTCTGCACAGAATCAGCAGATGGGAGCGGCCCAACTAATGGAGAGCGGCAGGAACCAGCGAGCCGGGGAAGCGTTGTCACAAGGCATGGGTGGCTTCAACCAAGGTCTTGCCGGAGAGAACCAAATCCAAGGCGGTTTCGGAATGGGCCTAGAGAGCTTCGGCGGCGTTAGTCAGGCTCCAATTGAGAACATGGCTAACGTGGGCGATGTCGGTATGACCCAGCGCGAACTTGTTCAACAACAATTAGATGAATCGGTAAATCGGTTCCAGTTCGATCAGAATGTGCAGGATCAAAAACTGGCCTCGTATGCGAACCTAATCCAAGGTAATTACGGTTCAAATAATGTTACGAGCCAAAATCGTGGGGGAACTTCTCTTGCCGGAAATTTAGCACAGGGAGCCGGGGCCATTGCCGGGTTGTCTGGGTTGTTGGGTTGATCCACATAAAGTCTAAAACTAAAGGAAATTGATATGGTAGGTATCGTCAGAAAAAGAACAAGAAAACCAATAAGGAAAACAGGATACACAGGTTTGACTGCGGCCCCAGCGAGACAACAACAAACGCGTGGTGCGTACAGACCTCCAACACCATCATCGAGCGAAAGTCAGAAAACTGGACCTGCACAGCCACAGCCACAGCAAGGGGGTTTGTTGGGTCAGGCTATGGTGGGCAAGGGGGCCATTGACTCTGTCGGGGATATGTATGAAGGCGGTAAAAGTTTACGCGAAGGTTTTGATGGTTTGGGGGGTGCTTATGACAAGACTGTCGATTATTTGGGTGATGCTTGGACGGGTTCCCCGATTGGGGAAGCTACGTCAGGGTTGAGTATGCCGAGTTTTGATATACCGAGTTTTGATATGCCCGATATGCCGACCATTGGCTTGAGTATGCCAGATTTTGGTATGCCGGATGCTCTAATCGGCGGCGGTTCCACAGCCCCAGTGGGACTGGGTTCAATACCGAGTGACTTCAGTTCTGTGAATGGGTCAATTACTTCTTTGGGTGGTGATGCTGTGGGGGCAAATAGTGTTTACGCTGGCGGCGATATGGGTGGACTGACATCAGGGTCCGAAGGCGTTGGGGCTTTGGGTGAGGGAGCAGAGGCAACGACTGGCTTGAAGACGGCCCCCGGTGCGCCTCCCGGCCTCGGTGACGCACTTCCATATTTGAATATTGGTGTGGACCTGCTTTCGGGATCGGACAACCTTACGGGTAACCAATACGGTGACGCGGCTTTAAGGGCATCAGCGGCTTACGCGACTGGCGGCCTTAGTGAACTGGGATATTCCATAGGCGGAATGTTCGACTGGTGGTGATCTTGACCTTAACTAAAAAATACAGTTCAAACATTAAAGGACATAAACATGGTAAACGCTAATATGACGGATAACGAAAGAGCAGCATGGGAGATGACGCGGGAGAATAAGGCGGCGGGTGACCCGACAGACGCAACGCTTATGTATAAAAATACCTTAGCGCAACTAGAACAAGACAATATGCCTTCGCAGAATGCCCCAATGCAGGTCGCTGGGATAAACCCCGTACCAACGCCTTTGGCAGTAAGTCCTAGCATGGATATGGGTCAAGTCCATAGAGCGACAGAGAATGCCAGCCGTATCGACCAAGAGAGATTTTATATCGAACAGGAAAAGCAGAAAAAAATGCAAGAGGCTTTAGCCGCAAAGAAGGTTGGAAGTAACAGGCAAGAACAAGGTGGTCTTTTAAGTGATATCGGCGATGGAATAAGCGGAGCCTATGACGGCGCGAAGGGTATGCTTTCAGGCTTAAGGGATGGGGCACATAAATTATTTAACGACCCTACTAGAATGGCTTTGCTACAAGGTGGCCTCACTGCAATGAACCCGAACAGTTATTACGACCAGCAGGGTTTTTATTCTCCAATGGAAGGACTCAGCAAGGCGATGGGCCAAGCCGGGAAAACTTTTCAGGCTACGGGACTGCCTAGAAAGTTAGGATTTAAGCAAGAGGAACAGATTAAGCATAAGAACAAAATGGCGGAAGAAAAGGCCAAGGCATCATACCTAATCCCCAAGACAGCAAAGGATGCAAATAAAAGACAACGCTTCACTTCTGGCCCAAAAACAGGAGAGCTTGTCTTCGATATTGAAGTGGCCCCAGACCAAATGGACAAGAACCAGATAATAAATGCGGAACTTAAATTTAGAAAAGATTTTGCTAACGATACTGCTTTAGAGCGCGATCAGATGAGCGCATATAGAAGGATAGAAGCCATCTATGATGACCCCAGCCAAGCTCCAGTGTTTGACGATTCTGGTCCAGTGAGGGAAGTGCAATCAACGGACGGGGTAAAAGTTAGTATGTTTGAACTGAGCAAGGCCGGGGCCGCTGATTTGGCTTTGATTTTTAACTACATGAAGATGCTAGACCCCGGTTCCGTGGTAAGAGAAAGCGAGTTTGCCCTTGCCGCCCAAACTGGTGGCTTGACGGCAAGGGTGTCAGCTTACTGGGACAAGATCGTGAAAGGTGGAACGCTGGACGAATCAATGAGGCGTGACCTTGTAGGGCAGTCAAGAAACCAGTTCAATAGTGCGGTTAATAATATAACAAAAAAATATAATGTTGTTCTCGGTCAAATGGAAGAATACAAGGACTTTGGACTTAAGGCTGATCGGGCAATAAAACTTCGGACTTATAGCCCAATGATAGACGAAAGCAACTTCTTAGACCCTAACCCAGTTAAAAAAGTAGACCCAAATAATAGGCTTAATCTTAGACCCCGAAGACAATAGAGGTAATAAATGGACACCAGAGAGATCAAAGCTAAATTTCCAGAATATCAGGATTGGGATGACCAAGACCTAGCGGAAGCTGTAAACGCAGAGTATAAAGACCCTAGCGAAATAGAACTGATTTGGGAAGGTTTTAAGGATGGAATCCCAGAACTATGGCACGGAGCAAAACAGCTTGCTACTAGGGCAACTGGTGCAGTCGTTGATGTTGACCCCGAAACAATTAAGCAAGCCGATGCTGACGCAAACGAATACGGGACAGGGAACCCGTATGATCTTTTGGGGGAAAACCCTGATAAAAAGGTATTCGACACATTTAATCCTTATAGAACTGGAAAGGCTGTGGCGCAGCTAGGTCTTCCTTTCGCTCCAAGCAAAGCGACCATGTTGAAGAAAGGCTACGATGGCCTAAAGGCTAGGGCCAAATTTGGCGGCAAAGTTGGGGCTGCTTATGGGGCGGCTTTACCCGTTAAAGAAAAAGACTCGCAAGATAGTTATTGGGAGAAAAAAGCAAAGGATACCGGGGTAAGTGTGGCGGGGGGAATTGTGGGTGGTGAGTTGATGAACCTCTTGATTAAAGGTGGCGGGGCTACAATAGAGGCAGGGAAGAAGGGCGTGAATGTAGTTAAAAATTTAGTCCAGAAAATTCAACAGGGAGAACAGCTTCCGCAAGGCGTGACCGATCTAGGTGATCCCTCAGAAATGATGGACATATCAGCAGTCCTACAAAAGAGAATCCAAAAAATACTTAGCAAGGCGAATGAGCAGGGGGGCATTATTTCTCCAGACGAAGCCATGAAGCTTGCCAAGTATGAAGATATAGGGTATCCAGCAGGATCAGTGGGAGCGTCTAAATACCCGCATGAGCCTTTATCCCCAGCGCAACTTACCCATGACCCTCATATCGCCCAAGAGGAAATCATGGCGCAAGGAAACCCATTAATGAAACAAAAAACTGCGAACCAAGCCAGATATATGACGGGGGCAATTGAGAAAATTTCTGAAGAGCTTCAGACTCCATTAGGCAAAACCCCTGCCTACACAGGCTCGGCTGATTCACTTTCGAGGAGAGAGACTGGCGAGTCTATCATTGGTGCGGCTGATTTAATGAGAAGCAAGATAGGCGAGAAAGTTGGGAAAGTATACAAAGCCGCAACAGAAAAATATGGGAACAGGAAGATTCGACCTACACAGTTTATGGCAGTCGCAGATGGTTTAAAGCATGAGGCCACGGCCTCTAATGTCTTGAAAGTTGTTGACGGTTACAAAGGCATGATACGCCAGAAGATAGCGGAACAAGCCCCGGCATATAAAGGGCAAGAGGGAACAATGAACCGTGATATGTGGTCCAGTAATTTCGGCAGGACTAAAGGCGGCAGTAAAAAACCAGAATCTCAATTGGACCTTGTCACTTATGAGGGAATCCGCAAGCAGCTAACCGCGCAGATTGATGAACTTGCTAACTCTGGAAAAAACGAAGGGGCAGGAACTTTACGAAAGCTAAGACAGGCAATGGATGAAGATGTGGTCAAGGCCGTAGGGCATGATGTTTACAAGGCTGGCAGAGGACTGCACGAAAGCAGCATGAACGAAATCGACATACCGTCAATCAAAAAAGCATTGCTAGGGAAGTACGATGATGACAGCGAAAAACTTGTAAAAAATATCAGGGACTCCTCGACAGAGCAATTGTCTAAACTGAAAGACCGCATGATGGATGAAGGAGAAAGCGGCAAAGAGACATGGCGAAGGCTAGGGGCGCAGATTTGGAATGACATGGTTGAAAGTTCTGTCAAAACATTTAGTGCCGAAGGTTACGGAAAGGGTAGGCTCGCAAGCGTTGCCGAGATGGAAAAATTAATATCTAAGTTTGGGGCTAGAGGCCGAGAGATCGGAGCCAACAGCGAAAAAGGAATTCTATTATTTGGCGAGGAGATGGCTAAAAAAATGAATGATGTCCTTCTTCTTAGTCGTAACATGGAAATCCTTGGGGTAGGTGAAGTCAAAACAGGATTCTCCGCAATGTTCAACTTAATTGATTGGGGCAGTCGGGTATTGGGGAAAGTCCCAAGCGTTACAACCCGCGCCACTTCTGGGGCTATGAACACCGCTTCCAGCTTGTTGAAAAAAGGGAAAAAAGAAAAGATTGAGCAAGATATAGCTGAGAGAACAATGGGAGGACCGATTTTTTCTGGGATGAGAAATAGAAAAGTTTCTGGGTCTGGTCTACCTGCACGTTACTTGGCTGGAGGTGGTGCTAGGATTGGTGCTACTGAAGGGGGAAAGAAAATACGGGGAATGCTTGCTCCTTAGAGTTGGGGGTAATGCTTTACTAGCATGACAATGAACCATGCCAGAACAATTCCTCCCCCCACGCCGATGGCGATGGTTATTATTTCTGCGACCATACTACCCCCCCCGTAATCCATGTTATCGGTAAAAGTATAAAGTAAAGTCAGTGGAAAAGTAAACCCCTAAACCCACACCATAAGAAGCCATACTTGCGTATAGCTAACCCAAGGTATGGGTTTAAATTTGGGCAAATTTTTTTAGCTAAAAACTAGCACAAACTCGTAAGTACCCCGTGCTTGCACCCGCCCCTATCGCTCTCGGAGCTTGACCCGGATCGTTATAAAATAAAACTGCTCGTCTACACTCTTGCAGATCGTGGTCGAACAATTCGTTGAAATTCGTAACACTCTTGTACGGAGTTTTCCCTCTAATGTTGCCTGAATTTAGGCTCCCTTTTTTACCACTAGAGGTATGGCTTTTTTTTCAGAAAGTTCGTTTTCTAGACTGTTTATTTTCTTCATCAATAATATTATTTCAGCCTGTGCTTCAATTAGCTGTTTAGTGAACATCCGTTCTGTCTCCCCTTCTAGGTTTGCTTGTGAACTTTCTTTTAGTCCTTCTGCTATTTCCTCAGTAAAGATCATATCTTCTTTTTGGTAAGCGATCCTTAATTCTACTGCAATTTGGCGCAATAGTGTCTCCCCATTCTTGGGAGGTCTATCCCCAGTTTCCCACCCTGACACAGTTCTGACGCTAACTTGCATCAACTCGCCAAGTTCTGACTGAGTTAAGCCATTATCTTGGCGCATAATGGCAATTTGACGAGCTATAGTTTTTTTATTCATATACTTATTGACATCGAAGTGACTTTCTGACACGATGATGACAGTTCAACAGTCACTGGGATTCGTATGAATAACTTAGACCATAAAACCCAACCAAGTCAAGAAAAACCTATAGGCAATATGCCTATGAGTTTTGGACTCCTCATCTCCTCCCCCATCCCAGTGGCCTTGGGTGGGGAGTCCTTTTTTTTTATTAGCGGAGAATTTTAATGAAGAAGATGACAAAAAACGGTTTGGCTTTAGAAGTCAGCAAGCTCTTAGATTTGCCGCACAAAGACGGGATGAAGATTACAGATGCAGTTTTTAAGTGTCTGCGTGATGGCATGGTGAAAGGGCAAAGCGTTGAAATCAGGAACTTCGGAACTTGGCATTACCGTGACCTGTCTGGGCGAACCGGGCGCAACCCAAAAACTGGCGAAGCTCTAAAAATACCGGCAAGAAAGAGAGTGGTTTTCCGAGCCGGGAAGCTGTTGCGGGAGGGTGTGCGCGGTGATTAATGAAGTGCGGATTTACAACTCAAAAATGAAGTTGGTTGCCGTTGTGACCCCAGAGCTTACTTTCGACAGCATGAAAAAGTTCCAGCCCCATCTGTGCGGCAATGGCAAGTGCGGCACGATGACAGTGAACCGCCATTACTGTTCGGACTTATGCAGACTAGACATCCGGGCTAAGGCGTATAAAGCGAAGAGGGCCGCGAAAGCGAAGCTCGAAGACGCGAAGCCTACTCGCATATGTATTAAAAAAGGTTGCAGGACGAAACTGATTAAACGGAAATTGAAATTTTGTTCGAGAAAGTGTTCGGAAGCCGAGGGAATTGTGACCCGGCGCAAAGAGGCGGAAGTCAGAAAAAACAAACTAAAGGAGCTTCGAAAAAATGGAAACTATCAACGACAAGTTTAGCGCAGATTTCGAGACATTGCGGGACAAAATTGAGTTGCTTCGTAAAACCTTCAAAGAAGGTGTGGACGATTTACCTGATGACTTGAATACGCCAGAGTTTGAGCGTGATGCCCACAAAGTTAAGTGGTTTTCCGAAATGATTTATTCGCTGGGATGTGACATTTCTGAAATTGGCGAAGACATGATGGTGGATAAACAGGTGGGCGAAAACTATGAAGAAAGATATGTGGAGATGAACGGTCATAGAGAATTTGAAGGTTATGGGGTGGGTCAGTGAGCGACATGGCAGTAGCGTGGTTGTTGATCGGCGGCGCGGTTTGGTCTGTGACAATCGGCGCGGTACTTGTTAGTTGCTGGGCGGAAGACTGTACCGAGGCTGAATACGAAGCCCTTGAAAATGACCAGTGGCAGCGTGACCACGATGAGATTGAAGCTTTAGATCATTAGCCCTCTGATGAGCCTGTGAAATCCGGGCGAAACAGCGGGTGAGAATAGCTTGTACAGGGGGGCAATTCTCATTCGCTGTCAGGAATAATTATAAAAACCACTGGGAGAAATAAAATGGCAGATAAAAAAGAAAATAAGGGGATTTTTGAGAATCTGTATTCGATTAACGTGGGCGAGCATTTAGACCTGAAGGGCGGGTTCAAGTATTTAAAGTGGTCAGTCGCATTTCGCATTTTGTTGCAGCATTATCCCAAGTCTCATTGGAGAGTTTTGAAGCAGGACGAAATTGACATTGGTGTCGATCTTTCATCTGTCAAGGGGTCCATTGTAGCGACAGAAATCACAGTTGTGGGACACGATGAAACCGTTACTAGGACTGAGTTTCTGCCCGTCTTGGATTATAGGAACAATATATTGCCGGGGCCGTCAACGATGGACATTAACAGTTCTATAAAGCGGTGCTATGTAAAGACTCTTGCTCATCTAGGTCTTGGAATGAAGGTTTTTGAGGGGGCAGACTACCCTGAGGATTGCACGGAGCCGAATGACGCAATCGTTGCCCCTGCTGTAAATGCAGCCATTGACCGCATTTTGGATCGACCCGTTGTCCATGACGATATTGATGACTTTATCGATGAGGTTGGTGAGCGCATAAACCACGAAGACCAAGAAGCATTGATGGAACTGATGGACAGTTTAGGGCTGGGAGTCCCTGACGTTATGGAAACTATAAAAGAGCAAGGTTACACCCGCTCCAGCGAAATACCTAAAGGCAAACTTGAGGAATTTAAAGAAGCACTGAAGGCAAAGGGGGTGGCAAATGTTGCAAGTTAAGGAAGATTCAAAAGTTGGAGAAGAATTAGCAAGGCGCGGAAACGCAGTGTACAAAGCGTGTGTGGCCTTAGTGATTTGTGATGACGCGAGTTATGCGGTGGCTGATGCGATGCTTAGTGAAACGAAAAGGCTTGAGAATGGAAATGTAAAATTCTGGGCTGACACAAAAATGTGGGCGCACAAAGCTTGGAAGGCGATTGTGTACAAGGAGAGAATGATGTCGCAGCCTATAAATGAAGGCGGCAAGGTACTGGCGCGGAAGATGTCAGATTACAGACGTGACCGTTGTGAGCTTAAAGAGGCTGAGCGTAAAACTGAGCAGGAGAAACGGAGTCTGACAATGAAGGTCAAGGCTTTAGAACTTGCGGAGCAAGGGGTTCCTCAAGTCGCAGTCGATGAAGTTATGGCGATGGCAGAGGAGCCGTTAGTCGTAAGGGGTTCAGAACTTCGGGGTAAGACTTCATTCATTTTGAGCTATGAAGTCGAGATTAAGCAGGGCGAAGAGCATTTGATTCCGAGGGAAATTTTGGAACCTACAACCACAAAGATGAGAGATGCTTTGATTTCGAAAGTCAAAGCGATAGCTAAGACCAGCGGTGGCAAGCAAATTGAGGGGCTGAATATTATTCAAACGTCAACGGCGAGGAGGAGAAGCGCATGAGCGATCTTTTGAAAATGGGGGGTCTTTGGACTAACAAGGACAAGAACGGCAAGGAATATTTAGCCGGAGATTTCACGAATGGCACGAAGATTTTGATTTACAAAAACTCTTTTAAGGAGAAAGAGAGTCAACCCGATTGGCATTTTTACCTCTCCGAAAAACAGAAGAAAGATGAACAGGCGAGGAAGCCTGAACCGTCTGACATTCCATTCTAAGCAAATTATATGAAGTGGTTGAAGCACGAAACGGATGCGATGGATTCTGAAAAACTAAAGATGCTGATACATGAATTTGGCTTTGAAGGATACGGATGGTTTTGGAGAATTATGGAAATTGTAGCTAAAAAAATGGACGGAACTGACCGCTGCCATTATGAACAACCAGTTTCAGAGTGGTGTTTAAACCTGAAAGTAAAGCAGAAGAAACTGCGTTTGTTCTTGGAACTAACTGAACTACTAACGATAACCAAAGTGGTTTATTCCTCGAACAAACTCAGAATCGAACTGCCTAACTTATTGAAAAAGCGTGATAATTATTCAAAGTACTACAAAGACTCTGTAAATAAAAAGGTAATAAGTTTGGGTCTAGATAGAGAAGTAGAAGTAGAAGTAGAAGTAGATATTAATAAACAAGAGAAAAAGCCTAAAAAGAAAAAAGCTCCTGTTGAAAAAAAGCCTTCAACTCCCACCTATGAAGCTGAGCAATTTTGGATAAGTGAGTTCGTTAAAAATCACGGATCTCCACCCGACATGAACCCAGCAAAAGATCGCAAGATTTTAAAAGATTTGATAGCCCGACATGGGATTGAAGAAGTCATGCGAAAAATACCGATTCACATCGACAGTGGGAGTCTGCTGACAATTGGCGGATTCAAAACCAAGTTCAATGATCTTGGGATTACGAAGAAGAAAAACTTTGAGACTTTTGAAGAACGGCATGAGCGAGAGATGTCTGAGATGAGGGAGAAAATTAATGCCAGTAACTCTTGACCAGTTTGAAACGCAGTTTAATAAATTACAGGCGGCTTTTGGGGCAGTGAAACCCGCGAAGATTTTGGAGCAATGGTACAACGAATTTTCCGAGGAAGATTACTTCACTTTCATAACCGCGATGAAACGATGTCAATACGGACAAAGGTTCCCAACGTGGGAGATGTTTAAAGCTGAGTTGCGAAACGCGAGAGGAGTTGAAGTTCGGGAGGAATTTAAAGGATGCGGCAAATGTTTGGCTGGTGTTGTTTTGTTCAGGGACGTTACCCGTAACGGCAAAGTTTCTGACCAAGCAGGGAATTGCGCGAAGTGCAGTGAAGGACGGCGCAGGGGAATGGCGAGTGTTCACCCAGACAAACTACATATCGATGCGTTTGACACTTTACGGACACAGAGGGCTTTAAAAAAAGACAGGGCAGACGGGCAAAGAATCGAGGAGCCGCGTATTCGTGAAGTTGAAACGCTGGAACCGATGGCACTGGTTAGAGATATTTATGGGACTGCTGACCCTGCAAATGAACGCAAGCGTTATGGCAGTCTTAAACGGGAAGAAGAGAGAGAGGCTAAAGTTGCTTATGACTTCTGAAAAATTTAATGACGGATATCAAAAGGACGATCTGCCTTTATTCAAAAAAGGCAGGGAAAACCAGATCGAACAGTTAGTAGATTTTGTCGCAGATTTTGTTCCTGAAAAACACGTTAGGAAAGCTGACCCTGTGACATCTCACCTTGCGTCTGAAAAGTCGGGAGCATTGTCGCATCGACACTGCGCGGAGATCAAAAAAGCTCTGGACCATTTTTATCCCAAGGGGCTTAACTTTGAAGAGATCGCAGATTACATAGGATTCAAGCAGACCACTCAAGTTTCACGGAGAATGGTGGATTTGGAGAGACAGGGTATGGCGGAGAGAACGGGTGAGACTAGCCTCACGAGTTCAGGCCGACACGCTCAGACTTGGCGTGGGATAGCAGGTTGAGTGAACATGACGAGCAGGTAAAGTTTTTTAATTGGGCGCGGGATAATGAGGCCAGACACCGACAACTCAGGTGGATGTTCAGCATACCCAATGGCGGTCATCGTCACATTGGTGTAGCCAAAAAATTAAAAGCGGAAGGCGTTAAAAAAGGGGTGCATGACATTATGCTCCCGGTCATTCGTGAAACGTATGAGGGGAAGATTCTTCCCGGTCTTTTTATTGAAATGAAGTTTGGCGCGAATACTTTAACGAAAGAGCAAAAAGAATTTAAGGTGGCGATGGAAGCAGAAGGTTATCAGACGGCTACTTGTCGCAAGTGGGATGAGGCGCGGGAAGTCGTAATTAATTATTTGGGAATTGAAACTAACTAAAGGAGAGGCGATGAATATTATCGAAGGGATTAGCAAGGAAATTAGGGAGTTAATAGAAGCACGGACGCGGATTGAAGCTGAGATAAAAACGCTGGCAAAAGCCAGAACTGTACTTATTCCTATAATTGGTGGCCCAACAGATCAGACTGAAACGATAGCCGCGCTGCCAGAACGTAGTACGCCGACTCCGAGGGATGCTCCACCCGAAAAATCTCCGAAGAAGTTTTTGCGTAAAGAATACAGGGGACTGCATGTCATTGATGCTGTACGGCAGCTATTGAATGGCGATTGGGTACAGTTAGACAATATGAAATTCAGAGAACGTGATGTTTCTAGATCTATTTTTACCTACGCACCAGGCATGGACCTTAACCGATGCCACGGAGCTTGTGCTACATCGATAATTGCCCTTACTGGTTTAGGTATTTGCAGAAGGGTGGAACCGGGGTTGTATGCAATGAACAATGCGCCAAGCGGTTTCTAATTTTGAGGTATGGAAATTAATTTTATGACTGACGAAGATATTTTAAAAGACAGAGAAAGTAAATACGGGCCGCCTGAATTATTCTTCAAAACTTACGGGGAAATGACCCGGCTACTTGACCAGTACGCTGAAGCCAGCGGTCAGGAACTGGTGAACGAAGCGCATCTCTGCGCGATGAAAATGGTTTTGCTCAAAGTGTTGCGGTCCACTTGGAACCCGACAGTGCAAGACAATTTCTGTGATGGTCGCAATTATTTTTCAATCGCAGAAATGTGCGCTAAAGACAACAAAGATGGAAGCTATTAAGAATGTGATACACTCCGATACTGTTACAGGACGGCTCGACCAGCTTTTAAGTGGGGAGAGCAAAATAATGTCTAGGAAGCTTAAAACTTTATTGGAGGGTTTGAGGAGTGAACTTGAGCAGAGGAGTGTTCGCAAGAATGTCAAAATCCTCACGCTCATTAAAAGGTACAGGCCAACGGCAAGTGAAAGAGAGCGGTCAGCGATCCGGTGTCACATTCTTCCTACAATTGGGAAATTGACAGTGGCTCAGGTAGATGTTGACAGATTTGTAAACTCTCACATAGACAAGCCAGTTTCTTCTGCAAAGAAAATTCTGAAATGTTTTGAGAGAATCATGCAGCAACACGAGCCAACTTTTATACTGCCGAAGGTGAAGTACAAAAACAGAGGGAAACAATGGTCTGCGGATCAGATATTAGAGGAGAGCCAAATTCTGGATGTTATCTACAATTATGTAATGCCAGAGTATAAGACTCCTTGTTTGATTTCTGCGTACTCTGGGTTGAGGTTGAAAAATGTTCTGGAGTTGAAGCGATCTGATATTGATTTCGCTGGGAACTGGATCAATGTTTTGCAGAGTAAGACAAAAAAACCTTTGCAGTGTCCGATAAGCGGAAAATTAAAGAAGGTTTTAAAGTCTATCAAAGTTTGGCCTGCTGCTGAAGATGGATTTTTGTTTGACCTAATTGCTAAGAATGTGGGGGTACAAGTAGGGCGAGCTTTTAATCGGGCTGGTTTACGAGAACACAGTTTTCATTCCTTCCGGCATTGGTTTGCTTGTCACGCGATTAATAATGGAGTGGGTCTGGAAACAGTTCGAGATTTGCTAGGCCATTCTGACTTTAGAAGCACCCTAATCTATGCAAGAGTTAAGCGGGAAAAGTTGCAGCAGGCAGTTATGGAAGCATTTAAGTAGTACTTTTTGGCCGAGGGTAATTTTGACACCCCTCTAAGTCGTTGATTTTAAATAGCCCCAAGGGGAATCGAACCCCTGTTTCCGGCGTGAGAGGCCAGCAACTTTGGTCTAGCCGATCCTGTAACAAGCTATAAAATCAATGGTTTGAGTGTGGTGTCAGAATTTTGGAGAGCGATTTAACTATAGGATTCCTGACATGAGTAAATCACTGGAAAGCCGATTGAAGTTACAGTCAAGCGTTGGAGTATCTGACGCAGATTTGAGATGGGAGCAGGCAAAGTACAAGCCGTATAATTACCATGTCACAATGCTGCATATTCCAACTGGAATGGAAATCGAGCAGGCGAGCGACTGTTCATTTGTAGCAGCAAAAGGTTACTGTCTTCGGGAGCTAAAATGGCGATTGAAGCATTGGGATGAATACAAGAAAAGCACCCTGAGCGATGTAGGATATTAGCAGTACAGTCTGGACTGGTCCTCAGACTTGAAACACCTACCCGTGGGAGCGACTGCGTGGACTTGATTAACTCATTTTATCTTATTGGTAGTGGAGACTGTTTCTTTCTATGTAGTAGGGTTTTAAATTGAATACCTTAAAAAACAAATGTTCCAGTCCATGCACCGGGCGAATCTATCTCCTTTGGGGCGCGGGGCAATAGGTGCAAGCCCCGCTTTTTATTTACGCTCTCTCCCTTTTTGTATTTCACTGACATTTAATCGCTCGACTGGTTTGTTCCAGTATGGGCTTGTGCATTTTGAGCATACCTTGGGGAGCTTGGTGGATCGTGGAATCCACATATGCTCACACCGAAGGCACTGCAAGGTTGTTAGTTTGATTTTCATTGTGGGCAGTCGGAATCAAGTATCTCCTTAACCCTTCCACACTTCTCAATCAACATCCCGTTTCCGTCTTGAAGAGTCACAGTTACTTTGTCTCCGTCAAGTAGGGAATCCTTTTGGACTTTTCCAACTGTCCCGTCTTCTAGGAGAACAGTGTAAGTTCTCCCGATTAATTTCCTTACAACTTCCAGAGCCTTGTCGTTATCAAAAACTGCTCCAGCTTCATGCAGTATATTTAAATGCGCTTCTAATTCTGCATTCCCAAATCCGTACCCCGCCTCTTCTGCGGCTTCAAAAGCATAAGTTCCAGCAGATACTTCTGCATCTGGCGCATACGGGCCATTTATTCTTTGAACTAATTTCTCTATAGTTTCATATTCCATTTCATCTCTCCTAGTTGGGTACGTGTTGTCCATGCACATAATATACATCTATAGGTATATATAGTCAAGAAGTTTAGTGAAGTTTAAGGTACTTTATTTTATGAGGGTTGAATAAGCTATGGTAAGGATACCGCTAGAAATTGATGCTACTGGCATTACAAAACGGCTCAAATCTTTGAAGCATAAGGGTACACTTTGGGAGAGTAGGAGTGCAGATTTCCCATTTTACACTGTGGGAAAGGCTTCATATCTAGACGGTAAGTCAGGCAAGTATTACCCCGATGTGCGAGTGATAAATCCAATTTTGTTTTATTTGTTCAATGATTTATATGCAGAGGTTGCTGGCAAGTTATCCAAGCATTTTGGCGAGTGGGTGACAATGAATGCCAGCCTAGCACTACCCGGCTTCCATATTTTTCCTTCAGATAGAAAACTGGTTGGGGTGTCAGGGCATTGGCATATCGACTATCCACACACAACTCTGGGGATGAGTGATAAGGATGCAAACGCCTTCACCGTAGCATTGGAACTACCCGACTGCGGAGGTGGCATGGATTTCGGAGATGATTACATAGGATATAAAGTGGGCGAAATGGTGTTACATGACGGCTTAACGAACCACAGAATTTCATCATATAAACAATATTATCCTGATGAATATCGGATTACGTTGCAAGGCCATATTGTCAGGGATGGTGCGGAGTTGGTTATGTTTTGGTGAGAAGTTGCACATGACTAAGGTTTCAAAAGTAGACTGATATTTGTCGAGGCTTTAAATAAGGCTTAAACGGGGAAACATGAGTCACACTTTTTTGCGATGACTCATATTTCCATCTCAAGGTGAAGGGGCCGAAGCCCCATGTTAGTTAAGCGGTGTATGCTTCAGGAAACTCATCGTAGAATTTTTGAGCTACTTTTTGGCTCCTTCTGGCATCGCTGTACTTCTTGAATGCTATTGTTCCGCTATTCTTCAGGACTCCATCAACATATTCTTCTACCCTGTACTCGCCCTCTTTTTTGTAAGCTACTTTGATTTCAATTTTGTCTCTCATCTCATCTCTCCTAGTTTAGTTTTAAACGCTGACCCCTTTCGGGGTTTCGGCCTTACAGCCATCATCAGAGCGTTATTTGTGTGCGATCACGCAAGAAACGGCAAGATGTCCCTTGTAGTGATGGTCAGGGTTTTTGCCGAAACTCCAGAATGGGTTGAATTTCAAGTCAGGGTCTTTGGACACATAAAAGAAAGCCTTTTCATATTGTCTGGTTGCACATTTACGGATGATTCTTTCAGATAAATCCTTGTTTTCGGCTATGTACTGGTATCCCTTAACCGACCCATCTTTTTTTAGTATTCGGAAAGAGTTCACTTGGAATACATCCCCACCGTTTTTCACTTCGCCTTCGCCTTTAAAATATGGATCTCTGAAATCTGCCATTTTGCTTCCCCCTGTTTGAGTTATGTTCGTGTTGTCCATGTATGTAATATACATCTATAGGTATATATATGCAAGGATAAAGTGAAATTAATTTAGCCTAAGTCTTTACTTATTGGGGGAGTACGCAAAGTATTGATTCTAAGTGATTTAATCGGTTGATAAGACTCCAGAAAAAGTATATGTATGGAGCATGAGTAATGAAATGGTCAGCCTAAATTTTAGCCGTGATGAGTTTGCTTGTGCGTGTTGCGGCAAGAGCGATATCGATCCAGACTTAGTCCGAAGGTTGCAAGAAGTCCGGGGTTTGTTGGGTCTACCGATGAAGGTTACGAGTGGAGTCCGATGCAGTTTTCACAACGCTGGCGTGGGTGGTTCTAAAAACTCAAGTCATCTCGAAGGCAATTCAACTGCGGTGGACATAGCCTGTGGAAATTCTTCTTACAGACAGAAACTATTGACGGCGGCGTTTCAGGTATTCGACAGAGTCGGCATTGCCAAAACATTTGTACATCTCGACTGCGATCCCGGCAAGACGGCTGGAGTCTGTTGGCAGTACAACTAATTAAAAGGAAATCTTATGGACGCGATATTAGCACTTGCATCAGGTCAGTCGTGGTTCTCAACGCTTTCATTCGTTGTAATTACTGCGAACTCAATTACGATGTTTATCTCCGATAAGTTCATGCAAGGAAACCCAATCCTTGCGAAAGTCAACATGGGCCTGAACTTCCTGTCTATGAACGTATTTAAAAATAAAAACACATGATGACTTTGATGGTTGTTATCGGCCTGATAAGTTTACTAGGTGGATGTTTTTATTACGCGGTGCGAGTAGGAAAGAATATGGAGAAGTTAGGCAAGTTTGAAGAAGGTCAAGAAAAGCTAGGAAGCATATCAGAATTTAACAGGAAGTTAGATGAAGAAACTGACAAAAAAATTCATTCTGGTGATGGTCCTGTTACTGGCCCTTGGTTGCGTAAGTAAAGGCGGAACCACTTTACTCCCAATCCACAAGCGTCCTCATTTACCGAGGGCAATCACAGAACCCACCGAAGTTTTTTTGAAGTGCGATGATGATCCAAGAACTGTGGAGTCATTGTATTACTGCATCGAAGCTGGTTACCTCGAAGAACTGAGGGTCTACACAATTGAGATGAGTCAACTGGTTTCAAAATATGAGAACGCTACTGTAGTTTTCAATGAATAACCACAAATTCAATGCCCACAGAATTTATTGACGGCAATTCATACCATGACGATCCTAATCAAGAATATAAAAGTTCATTTACGCAAGAGCCTTCTCACATTTACGAAGTGACTGGGAGTTATGTTTTTCCTTGTTACGTTTACGATAAGCGCGGGACGCTTCTAAGAATTGAATATCCAAAGTATAAAGAACCAAAAAAATGGACAAGTCGCTACTCATCTTACTAATCTCACTAGCAGTCACGATTTTCGCAATGACTGTCGATAGCTATTAAAAATGAGCAAGTCAGTTTTGAATAATAAACAGAAGAAATTCGTTAGAGAGTATGCGAAGGACTTCAATACATATAAGGCAATGATAGCGGCGGGTTACGCGGAGACAACTGCAATTGCTGGCGGGAGAAGGATGTTAGAGAATGTCGGAGTGAAGGAAGAGATAGAGAAATACATCCAGCGAGATGAGAATAATGTTGACGATAGAAGAAGAGAGATAGTCGAAAAGACTCACGAAATGATGAACGCAGACATCCTTGATCTTTACGATTCAGTTCACGGTGAGTTGATTGTTAAGAGCCTGACGGATGTTCCGAGAGGCGTTAGGGATTTAATCCAAGAGATACAGACTATCAACCTTCCTGATGGCGGTGGCTTAGGTTGCAAGATCAAGTTAATACCACGGGACAGGATCATAGCGTTGAATGCGAAGATCCACGGAATGTTGATTGATCGGCAGGAAGTGAAGATAGACCAGAAGGTAACACTTGTTGAATGCTTACAGGAAATAGATGAACGAGAAAGACAAAATAAAATCGAAGCTGATTCAATATCGGAGTGACCCGGTTGCATTCGTTAGTGAAGTTTTAGGCGTTAAGCCTGACGCTTGGCAAGCTAAAGCATTGGAGACTTTGCTTACTGAAGATCGCCTAAGTGTCCGAAGTGGGCATGGCGTGGGGAAATCCGCATTTTTGTCATGGGTCACATTGTTCTGGCTATCAACTCGATCAGGTGACGGGTGCAAGGTTGCGCTCACCGCACCCACATCCCATCAGTTATCGGATGTGCTCTTTGCGGAGATTTCGCAGTGGTATAGAAAAATGCCAGAGTGGTATCGAGATCAGCTTTCGCTGAAGAGCGACAGGGTTGAAGTTGTAGGGAAAGAGTCAGAATGTTTTGCTGTAGCACGAACAAGTAGGCGAGAGAATCCAGAAGCCCTGCAAGGCTTCCACAGTGAGAATATGCTGTTCATAATTGATGAAGCCTCTGGAGTGGACGAGAAAGTATTTGAGACCGCACAGGGTAGCATGAGTTCGTCAGGAGCTAAGATCATTATGACTGGCAATCCGACACGAACTCAAGGCTACTTCTATGACAGCTTTCATGGTGACCGTGATCGGTGGCATACGATGAAAGTTTCATGCTCTGACTCGAATAACGTGGACCCTTCTTTTGTCCAAGAGATGAAGGATAAATATGGCACAGATAGCTCAGTCTACCGGGTCCGAGTAGAGGGTGAGTTTGATACGGAGCAAGGTGACACAGTTATACCACTTAGCATTATCGAAGATGCAATAGAGAGACAAGTTGAAGCAAATCCAAATAGCCCTGTTGTCTGGGGTCTTGACTGCGCCCGTATGGGTGGAGACAGAACGGCACTTTGTAAACGAAAGGGAAATACTTTACTAGAGCCTATTACATGGTGGGCGGGTAAAGACTTAATGCAAACCTGCGGCCTTGTGGTTGCTGAATATAAGAGACTGGAGAATTTCCCTGATGAACTTCCTGAAGAGATTTGTGTGGATTCTATCGGAATCGGTGCTGGTGTTTGTGACAGGCTTGCAGAACTGGGTTTGCCAGTCCGAGGAGTCTGTGTGGCTGAACGACCATCAACCGATGGAAAAACATACAACCGTTTGCGAGATGAACTGTGGTTTCGAGCCAGATCATGGTTTGAACAAAGAGATTGTCGCATCCCGGCGGCTTGCGATGAACTGGTCGCAGAATTGAGCTTACCAACGTATCACTTTACAAGTCTTGGAAAGATGCAAGTTGAAAGCAAAGATAACATGAAAAAGAGAGGTGTGAGGTCACCCGATTTTGCAGATGCTTTTTGTTTGACCCTCGCTTATGAGAACGTGTGGTCAAGCGGTTACAGTTTTAAATCAAAATTACCAGAGCTAGAGGTCGCAATAGTATGAGCCTAAAAATGCAAGCAGACATTAATTTATTACAAGCGCACTACACACAGATTGAAGCAAGACTGGAAGAAGCTGAAGTGCAACTGTCATTGGCCCATCACGCGATCCATACGCTGATAGGTGGTGGAGACGTTAAGCAATTGAAGTTGATTCGAGAAGACAGGACACCGACACCGAGAGATCGGGATAAGAGGAAAAGATAATGGCAAAAGCAAAACAAAAACTAACTGAAGATCACCTTCTTTCGATAGTCGAGCGCGAGATTTCTAGCTCCACCTCTTTTGGCGGTGAGTTGGATGGTCAGCGCAGAAAAGCTATGGAGTACTACAACGGTGAGCCTTTCGGTAACGAAATTGATGGTCGTTCATCTGTAGTATCAACTGACGTTATGGATGTAGTCGAATGGTCCATGCCCATACTGATGAAGATATTTGGGTCCGGGGATCAGGTCGGGAGGTTTGAACCTCAGAACCCTGAAGATGTTGAGATGGCAGAGCAAGCGACTGACTACTGCAATTATGTTTTCTTTCGAGAGAATGACGGCTTCAAGATTTTATACGATGTTATGAAGGATGCTTTGCTAAGTAAGACGGGCATCTTGAAAGTGATCTGGAAAGATAACGAAGAAGTTGAGCGTGAATCTTATGAGGGGTTGAGTGATGAAGAATTTCAGCTATTGGTTATGGATGATGCGGTTGAAGTGGTGGAACATACGGCTATCAGTGGAATGGTTGAAGATGAAGGTTATGAGGCGGGTGTAGATCTAGAAACAGGTCTGGAGCAAGAAGTAGGTTTAGAGCCAGAGCAAGCGCAGGATATGCCTACCCAACATAACGTCACGATCATGCGAAGGATTAGCAGTGGCAAGGTGGACATTGAATCTGTAGCACCTGAAGAGTTTTATATTTCAAGAAATGCGCGAACAATTGAGGAAGCTCCTTTCGTTTGTCACCGTACTTCTTACACAGTTTCTCAACTTATCGAGATGGGTTTCGATGATGCGGCTGACTATACAAGCGATGACTCGCAACGCTTCGACCAAGAGTATGTGGCACGGAACTTTACCGATGACTCACTGTCATCATTGCCCAACGATGAAACAGATGACTCGACCCGTGAAATATGGATTGATGAAGCGTACATCAGATGCGACTGGAACGGTGACGGGATCGCAGAGATAAGGAAAGTTTGGAAGGCTGGCGATAAGATCATATCGAATGAAGAAGTTGATAATATCCCATTCACTGCCATTTGCCCACTGCCAATGCCTCACAAGTTTTATGGCTTTTCCATTGCTGACATTGTCATGGACCTGCAACTTATTAAGTCAACACTCTGGAGAAATATACTCGACAACATCTACCACTTAAATAACGGACGCTTCGAGTGTCTTGACGGCAAGGTCAACATGGACGATATGCTGACCAGCAGACCGGGTGGAGTTGTAAGAGTTAAAGAGATGGGCGCGGTACGAAGGCTCGATGCTCCAGACATTGGCAAAGCCCCTTATGAAATGCTGAACTACATCGATTCAGTAAGAGACTCGCGCACGGGTATTACCAAGTTTAATCAGGGTTTGGACGCTAATGTTTTGCAGTCAACGACAGCGACAGCTTATATGCAACAGATGCAAAGCTCTCAAGCTAGAATCGAATTGATAGCCAGAATGTTTGCAGAGACTGGTATTAAGAAAGCCTTCCTGATGATCTACGAATTGTTACAAAAGCATTCCGACAAGGCAAAGGTTGTGCGGCTCAAGAATGATTGGGTGGAAGTGGACCCTTCAAGCTGGCGGCACAAAACAGATTTCACTGTGCGAGTCGGACTAGGCAACGGCAACCGAGAGCAGAACATGGTTCACCTTCAGACCTTGGTCCAGATGCAGGAGAGGATTGTTGCGTCTGGCGGCATGGGTTTACTTGTCACTCCGAAGAACATCTTCAATACTCTGAAGGAAATCGGGATGAACATGGGGCTGAAGAATATCGAGGAATACCTTACTGACCCGGAAGACGGGCAGGTCCAGCAACAACAGGGTGATGATGGCAAGGCCCAAGTTGAGGCGATGAAGGTCCAAGTTGATATGCAGAAGTTGCAATTGGAACAGCAGAAGCTAGAAATAGAAAAACAGAAACTTAGCTTTGAAGCGCAGAAACTTCAGGCTGAGATGCAAATGACAGCCGAAGAAAATCAACTGAAGGCCGCAGAGTTGCAGATGGAAGGTTACTCTGGTCGGCCTATTAAAATAGGGTGACAATGAAAAAGAAAGTGGTAAAGAAACCAGTTAAGAAAACAAGAAAGCCTAAACCTAAAGGAACATATTAATGAATCCATACGATCCAAGAATGCAGATGCCTAGAGGAACAGGTTTTGGTCAGCAAGGTGGATATCAAGGCCAAGTGTATAACACGCCTCAACAACCACAACCAATGCGACAGCCAATGGCTCCGCCAATGGGACAGCCAATGGTTCCACCAATGCAACAGCCACAGCAAGCCAGACCAATGCAGTTGTCACCTGAGCAGATTGAAGCATACCGACAGCAGATGCACCAAGAAAGACTTAAGCAAATGTTTAACCAAGAACGAATGCAAGGAATGTTAGGCGAAAGATGAACGGACTTTTAGGCATACAAGCAGAGGCCAACCGTCAAGCAATGGAACGTGACGCAATGAATGTGCGTGGCGGTATGTTGCGAGAAGACCCCGGCTTGATGCAAAGGTTCGGCAGTCAGGCCAAAAGATTATTTTTTGGTGACAAAAATATGTATGGCAATGATCCGCTTTATCCAAGTGTTATGGACTCTCAGTATATAAGGCCAGAGATGGCAGAAGGAGCATTGTTGGATGTTGTTGGTGGCCCGATGGCAACAGCATGGCATGGTTCCCCCCACTTGTTTAAAAAGTTTGACATGAGCAAGATCGGGACTGGTGAGGGAGCGCAAGCGTATGGGCATGGATTGTACTTTGCGGAGAATCCGAAGGTTGCGAAAGAGTATGCCAATACGGTGGGACAACCTAAAAGCAATATGAGCGGCTCCTACCATTCTGTAGATGATTTTGTGGACAGTATGGGGGCCAGCCATCAAAGCCCAGAAGAAATGGCGAAAGACTATGCCATTGAGAGCGCACACGAAGCTGGGTATGGTTATGGTGATGAAGAAATTGAGGCCGCATTAGATTTTTTGAGGGAAACGGGTGGAAATTTTGATTACTCAGGAGCAAGGGATTTGGCTAGGCAAGCCTCAAAAGAATTGAGCAACCTCTACAAAGTAGACATCCCTGACGATCAGATTGCCAAGATGCTTGATTGGGATGCTCCTCTAAGTAAAAGCTTTGTCAAGAGGGAACCGGGGACTTCCCCATCAAGAGAGCAAGCATTAAGTAGAGCGGCAGTAAAAGAGGGCCGAGCAGGTGAGGGTTACTACGAGGACTTGATAGATTTGTACGGTGAAGGTGGAAGGGTTCCTAGAAATATGGCACAGCAGGAGGTGAGCGAATATTTGAGGTTACAGGGCATCCCCGGCATCAAGTATCTGGATGGTGGTTCAAGATCAGGTGGTAAAGGGACATCAAACTTTGTTTTGTTCGATGACCAGATTCCACAAATACTGGAGATCAACGGGAAACCATTGAAGGGGATATTAGGCGAATGAACGGACTTCTAGGGATACAGAGAGAAGCTGACCGTCAAGCAATGAACCGGGATGCCATGAATGTTCGCGGTGGAATGCTGAGGGAAGACCCTTCGCTGATGCAGAGAGTGGGCGGAACAATTGCCGATTATGCTGTGCCGGATCGTTATGTTAAGGCGTTCAACCCGTCTGTTATGTCACCAAGGTTAGAGTCTGATCCCAACCTTTCTATGCAAGATATGCCTGACATGAGTCCGATGCTTATGGACATGATGCCGGGGGCTGGGATCATCAAGCAAGGTTCTAAGGCAATCCAGAAGGGTAGTTTCAAGCTAGACAAGAGAAAAGACATCGTAGGGTCAAAAGGTATTAAGCATCCCGACAAGTATCTTAAACATAAAGATGCGGAAGAAAGACTGAACGACCTAGTCCAGTTTGGACAACATGGGTTATTAGATGGACGATCTCAGAATTGGTACAAGGAGTCAGGGCAAGGCATTGCTGATGTTGTACATCCAAGTCGATTTAACTTCGCGGTTGATAATATATCCGGGGTGTCACCTAGAAATGCGGTGAACTCTAATACCAATGATGGGCTGAGTATGCTGGGTCAACACGCACTTGGATACAACGAACCTATAGCTAAAGAGTTTGGGTATATGCAGAACCCGATTCAAAACTTTGGCAAGCTCTGGTCAGGGCAGACGGATAACATCCATGACATTTATGGACAAGGCACATACAAGGCTCCCAACTTTTCAACGAACATTAAACACGGATATGTTCTTGGCGGTGGTGACGAATCCTTGATGAAAGGGTTGCCTGATAACTTCCGAGATTTAATCACTGCCGATACGATACAAGCAAGGGCGGGTGGCGATTTTATCAGTGGCGGCATTGCTGGTCCTAAGTTCTTATTCCATCAAAAACTAGCGCAACTGGCATCAGAAGAGTTGGGTGTCATTCCGCATGAACTTCAGGCTATGGCTTGGACTGACTTGCGATCAAGGTGGAATGCCGTTGAGCGAGGTTTTATGAATGAGCAGAAAGCATTGCAGAAAAAATCACCCGGCAAGTCAATGCTGAAAAAAGGATTCAAGAAGGATCTGAAGGGAGAGTTGAAACCAGCCTTAGTCCCTAAGAGTCCATTTAAATATTACAACGAACTTTTCTCTAGGGCAAAAGCATTACCGACTGGTTCGTATGATGTTGACCCTAAGAACTTTAGTCACTTCTTAAAAGACAGAGCCTTCCAACTTACTGATGACCCTTTGGCTAGAAGCTCCCAATATATTGACCCGGCTACAGGACGAAGTAAGATCGCAGACGCAGTGGGTATCCCCAGCTATCCTGTAACGAATGGAAGCATTGTGGGCGTTGGTTCCCTCTTGCCTAAGAGCAAAGGCGCGGGGATGTCACCAATATATAAATCATTACTTGGGGAGTTCGATAGTGTCATGGATGTATTGCATGATAAGCCGGGAGCAATGGGAAGATTGCAAGAAAACCCGAATGCCTATGACAAGTTTATTAATGTTCAAATGGGCAGACCTCTTAAATCACCATACTAGAAGGGAGTACTGAGTGGGGAATAACCAAGAAGTTTTAGACGGGCAAGAAGCACAACGCATATTAGAGAGCGATGTTTATAAGAAAGCGATGCAAGCCCTAAGTGACGGGTATATGGGAGACTGGGTGAACTCAAGGCCAGACGAATTGGCAGACAGAGAAATCGCATACAAGAAATTACAAATTCTTGCTGACTTTGTGAACGAAGTTAAGCGGGTTATGGAAACAGGCAAGATGGCAGAAAAACAAAGCGGAGTGGAGTCGAATATTGGAACGCATTATTGAAGCCATAAAGAAATATATAGTTTCTAGTTTTACAGGAAAGATCACCCTTCATTTGCACAAGGGTATTGTTAAGAAAGTAACCGAGGAGAAATCGATAGAGTTTTAAGCAGTAGACATTTATTGAGCGAGTAACAAATTACGAGTCCAATCCAACGGAAGCCTCGATGAGAACAACCCTAACGGGAATCTTGTCGGGGCTTTTTTTATTAGATCAACCAACGAGGTAACAACATGGCAGACAACCCAGAACAGGGAACTGGCGAAGAAGGAACAGTAGAAGAGGCATCACAGGCGATCCTTGATGCCGAGGATACAGAAGAAGAAGGCTATGAGACTCAGCGACCTGAGACATCAGATAGCCAAGCAGACAAAGAACAAGAAGGTGTAGATGCGGAAGACGAAGACGAAGATGAATCGGAGCCTCAACTATACACCGTCAAAGTAGACGGCAAGGAAGTAGAGATAACTCTTGACGAACTCCAGTCTGGATACCTGAAGCATTCAGATTATTCAAAGAAGACGGAAGAACTTGCAGGACAACGCAAATCGATGCTTCAACAGGCGCAAGCGGTCCAGCAAGAACGCAACCAGTATGCTCAAGCTCTTGGACAGATGCAGTCCGAGGCTGGCAAGCAGTTGGACGAGTACAAACAAATCGACTGG